TCGACCCACTCGGCGCCCCATATCTGCACGGGGTGGTACCCGAGGCGGGTGGCCCAGCGGTCGGCCTGCACGTCGCTGAGCCCGCCGGCGGCGATGACTTTCTTGGTGGAGCGTTCGCCGCTGAACGAGCCGAACGATCACAAGCCGCCCGCATGGAAGCCGAGCGCAAGTGGGCGAACAGGCGCAGCACCGAGGCCGACGCCGCCGGCATCACCGCGGCACGCGCCCGACAGGCCATCGTCGACGCCCTCACCGCCAAGGACGACAAGATGACCCGCGCCTCCGCCATCGCCTACGGCATCCTCATCGACAAAGCGCAACTCCTGTCCGGTGACGCCACCGCCCGCATCGACGGGCCCAGCGCCCATGACCGCGCCGTCGGCATCCTCGACGAGCTCGCCCAGCGCAGGGGCACCACCGGGTGACCATGACCACCCCAGTGGTGCTCGGCCGCGACCCCGACGAGTTGCGCGCCCTCATCGACGAGGCGACGCCGGCCGAGGCCGAAGTGATCGCCGCCGCCCTCGAGCACGAACTGCTCGCCGACGACATCACGACGTGGACACGCGTGCGCCTCGGCGAACACCTGTGGTCGAAACAGGTGGAGATCGCCGAAGCGTTCCGGGCGCACCGCAAGGTGGCCGTGAAGGCGTGCCACGGCCCCGGCAAGTCGTACCTGGCGGGGCGCATCGTGGCGCACTGGATCGACACCCACCCGCCCGGCGAGGCGATGGCCGTGACCAGCGCGCCGACCGACCCGCAGGTGAAGGCGATCTTGTGGCGGGAGATCACGAAGGCGCACCGCAAGGGCAACCTGCCCGGGCGGGTCACCCTCGACGCGCAGTGGAAGGTGGACGACGAGCTTGTCGCCATCGGCCGCAAGCCCGCCGACCACGACGACCACGGGTTCCAGGGGATCCACGCCCGCTACCTGCTCGTCGTGATGGACGAGGCGTGCGGCATCCCGCGCAGCCTGTGGACCGGTGCCTCCACCCTCGGCACCAACGCCGACGCCCGCATGTTGGCGATCGGCAACCCCGACGACCCGACGTCGGAGTTCGCCGCCATGTGCGAGGGCGCCCCCGAGGATGGCACGTCGGGCATGTCGTCACAGGGCTGGTGGGTCATCACGATCAGCATCTACGACACGCCGAACTTCACCGGCGAGGACGTGCCCGACGACCTGCGCCACCGCCTGCCGTCGGCCGAGTGGCTCGAGAACCACCGCCGCCGCGTCGGCGAGGGCTCCCCGTTGTGGGTGTCCAAGGCGCTCGGCCAGTTCCCGAAGGACGCGAGCACCGGGGTGGTCCCGTGGTCGTGGCTCAAGGCGTGCACCACCGCCGAGACCCGGGCCAAGCTCGGCGCGCTACAGGTGCCCGTCGTGTTGGGCGTGGACGTGGCCGGCTCCGACCAGGGCGACGAGACGGTCGTCTACGAGCGTCGTGGTCCGCATGTGGGCCGGCGGTGGTCGGTGCAGTCCGCGGACCCAGAGGTCGTGCTGGGGCTCGTCGAGGACGCCGTGCGCCTCTCGGGCGCCACCCGGGTGAAGTACGACGCGATCGGCGTCGGCTGGGGCCTGGGGGCGGGCCTGCGGCGCACGTTCCCCGACGTCGACTTCGTGCCCGTGGTGGTGAGCGAGGCCGCACCGGGCGAGGACTCGGCGCGGTTCGTGAACCTGCGGTCGTGGATCTGGTGGAAGGTCGGCCGCGAGTTGAGCCAGGACCGTGCCTGGAACCTGGCCGGGCCCGAGGGTGGCGACGGTGTGGACGATCAGACGCTCGCCGAGTTGTCGGCGCCGCGGTACCGGGAGGTGAACGGGCGCGTGCAGGTCGAGTCGAAGGACGACATTCGCAAGCGCCTGGGCCGCTCGACCGACAACGCCGACGCCCTGCTCCTCGCCTACTACGAGCCCGAGGCCGAGTCGACGGAGGCGACGGCCGTGCCTCACGGTGGCCGAGCCCATGCCGCCCGCCGGGGTCGCTAGCCCCTGCATCCCCCACCACGGGCCGCCACCCCGGACCCTTGCATGGTGACTGCCTCGCCGCCGATCATCGTCGACCAGTACGCGCCGTTGGCGCACAAGGAGATCATCGGCGTCTACGGCGACCCCACGCTCACCGCCACCTACACGCCGTCGTGGGTGCGGCCCGCCGACCGCCGGCGCCTCGCCGCCTACCTCGTGCGCGCCGCCTACCTCGGCAACGTCGCCCGCCTCCTGCTCCCCTCCGCCGAGGACGCCGACACCTATCGAGAGTACGGCGACGCCGCCACCCTGGTGCGCCGCCTCGTCGCGTCGGTGCTCGGCGAAGGCTGGGCGCTCACCGTCGACGGCGCGGACGACGACCTGCTCGCCGGGCCCACCCTGCCCGAACGACCCGAGGACCCCGGCACCGACGACGCCATCGCCCTGCGCATCTACGCCGGGCGCCTCGCCGCGTGGGAACGTGACGCCGTCGCCGTCATCGACGAGTGGGAGGCGGCGCTCGAAGCCCAGCCCCGGGCCCGCGAGCTCCAGACGGCGCTACGTGAGTGGGCCGACCGCGTGCACCTCGCTGCGCACCTGCACGAAGCCGAGACAGACGCCGTGGGCCTCGCCGACGCCGTCATCGTCCTGTGGCCCCAGGCGGGCGACTGGCCTGCCGTGTCCGTGTTCGAGCCCGACAGCTACTTCCCGGTGCTCGACGACGACGCCCGCGGCGAGTTCCCCACCGAGGTCCACGCCGTGTGGGAGTACGTCGACACCATCGACGGCACCGCCCGCACCCTCATCCGGCGCATGACGTGGCGCCTCGTGCCCGTCGGCGCCGACCGCGTCGTCGACGGCGAGGTCGGCCCCGAGTGGGTCGACGGCGGGCCCGCCCTCACCGACGACGAGACCATGACCGACGGGGCCATCACCCGCGTGATGCCGTGGCACGGCGAGGGCGACGCCCCCACCGACGTGACGTGCCTGTTCTCCGACGGCGTGTGGGACAAGGCCCGCGTCGAGAAGGGCGACCCCGACGCCCTGGACTTCGGCGAGGCCATGTGGTGGAACACGCCGACCACGGACCTGCGCTGCGATTTCATCCCTGTGATCCACGTCCCGAACACCCCGGCGGGCAAGACCCACTTCGGGACCTCGGCGATCGACAACGTCGCCCAGGTGCTCGACGACCTGGCGTTCTCCGACGTCGACGTGATGTCGGCCGCCTCCTACCTCGGCGACCCGACCGTCGTGGTGAGCGGTGCCAGCGTGCCGGCCGACTCCCAGGTGATGCCTGGGCGCATGATCGGCGTCGGCGCCAACGGGCGCATGGACGTGCTCGACCTGTCCGCCGGGTTGACCACGCTCATGGTGCACGGCGACCGCCTCGCCGATCGCCTGTGGCAGTCCGCGGGCGTCCCCGGCGAGGTCGTCGGGCGTGCCAACGCCGAGGCCGAGTCGGGCGTGCACCTGGCGCTCAAGTTGGCCCCGTACGCGCAACTGATCGCCACCATGCGCCTGCCCCGCGAGCCCAAGTACCGCCTGCTCTGCCGCTTCGCCGTGAAGCTCGCCATGATCGCCGGCGCCGTCGAGCGGGGGCCGATCGGCGAGCCCCGCCTCGTGTTCGGCACGGCGCTCCCCGGCGACAAGGCCGGTGCGGTCGACGTGGTGACCGCGGCGCTCGACGCCGGCGCCATCTCGACGCTCACGGCGGTGCAACTGCTGATCGCGGCGGGGTTCCCGATCGTGGACGCCGCCGAGGAGGTGGCCCGGATCCACGCCGAGGACGGTGCGACCGCCAAGGATATCGCCGACGCAACCGGCGCCGAGAGCTTGGCCGCCGAGTGGTTGGGGGTCACGCTGCCCGAGGTCGACGCCACGCCGCCGACCATCGAACTAGCCCCGTAGCGCCGACTGCATCCCTGGGCGGGCGCGGGGGTCGGGGACGGTCGGGGTCCCGAACAACCCCGAAGGGAGGCCCGCCGTGGCCGTCCGCGTGCACATCAGCCCCGACGACATCCAGCGCATGTGGCGCACCGACCCCGACAAGGCGCGGGCGATGCGTGAGTGGATCGACGCCGCCGGGTGGGACGCCACCACCGTGCGGTCGTTGACGATCAGCCCCGGCGGCGTCCTCGTGGAGCACATCTGCACGACGTGCGAGCACGCCAACGGCCAGCGCCACGGCGACCCCGAGCGCCCGAACATGGTGCACACCTACAAGGTGGTGCGCCAGGCGCCCGCCACGCCGCCGCCGTGGCTGCCCGACGCCGTGCTCGCAGGGGCATGACCAGCGCCAACCCGGGCGCCGTGATCGTCGGCGTCGGCCGCTCCGGCACCGGCTACATAGCCGCACTCCTCCAGGCCGTCGGCATCGACTGCGGCCACGAGGAGCACTGGACCCCCGACCCCGAACGCCGCCGCCCCGTGCCCGTCGACGCCTCCTGGCTCGCCGTCGGCCGCGACGACCTGCCGCCGCTCGTGCTCGCCCAACACCGCGACCCGCTCGCCATCGTGTCCAGCCTCGTCGCCAACCCCGAGCACGGGGCATGGGCCACCGAACGTGAACGCCTCGCCGGGCCCCCGACAGGCGACCCCGTCGCCGACGCCCTGCGCATCGTCGCCACCTGGGGCGAAGCCATCGCCGCCCACCGGCCATACGTGACGTGGCGGGTCGAGGACATCGACCCGGCCACCGTCGTGGGCATCGCCGCCGCCCTCGGCCACGACATCGCGCACGCCACCGCCGCGCAGGCGTGGTGCCGGGTGGGGACCCGCACCAACGACCACGGCACCACCCGCACGCTACGGGTGCGCGACCTGCCCGACACGCCGGACCGGCACCGGGTGCTCATGTTGCGCGAAACCTGGGGGTACTGGCCGTGATCCCCCGCATCATCCACCGCGTGTGGGTCGGCGGCCCCATCCCCGACGACTACGCCGCCGCCGGCGACGAGTGGGCGCGCCTCAACCCGACATGGACCGTCAAACTCTGGGACGACGCCGCCATCGCCCGGTTCGGGCTGCGTAACCGCCACGTCTACGACGCCGCCGAGCGCATCGCCACCGGGTCGGACGTGTGGCGCCTGCGCTCCGACATCGCCCGCGCCGAGATCCTGGCCCGCCACGGCGGCATCTACGCCGACTGCGACTTCGAGCCCGTCAAGGCCATCCCCGACGCCCTGCTCGCCGGGGTCAACTGCTTCGCCGTCGAGGAGAAGCCCGGCCTCATGGCCAACGGGTTCATCGGGTGCACCGTCAACCACCCGGCCATGGGCGTGTACGTGGACGCCATCGGCGCCACCACGGTAACCGGCGGCGACCAGCGCCGCGTGTGGGAGCTCACCGGCCCGGGGCTACTCACCGCCATGTGGCGCGCCCGTGACGACGTCGACCTCCTGCCCACCCGCCTGTTCTACCCGTACCACCACCACGACCTGGGCCGCAACCTGCACATCGGCGCCGACGTCATCGCCCACCACACGTGGGGCTCCGCCCGTCGTCGGGTCACGGTCATCGTGCCGTGGTCCGACATCGGCTGCGAGCACCGCAACGCCGCCAAGGCACACGTCCTCGACGGGCTGCGCGGCGCCCATCCCGACTGGCAGATCCTCGAGGCGACGAGCACGAACCCCGACGGGTGGGCCAAGGGTGAGGCGATCCGCGACGGCATCGCCCGCGCCGCCGGGGACGTGCTCGCCGTGCTCGACGCCGACCTCGTCATCCCCGGGCTGGCCGAGACCATCGAATGGGTGCAGCGTGGCCGCACCCGTTGGGCGGTGCCATTCTCCACGCTGCACCGCCTCGACGCCCACGCCACCGCCGAGGTGCTCGCCGGCACGCCGCCGGCGCCCGACATGGGCCACGATGAGAAGCCCTACGAGGGCGTGATCGGCGGCGGGTGCCTCGTCGTGGACCGTGCGCTCGCCGAGACCTGCCCGCCCGACCCGCGCTTCGTCGGGTGGGGCGGCGAGGACGTCGCGTGGGGGCACGCCCTGTTCACGCTGGGCGGGGCCGTGACCCGCCACGACGGGCCGGTGTACCACCTGTGGCACCCGCCTCAGGAGCGCATCAGCCGCGACGTCGGCAACCTGCGCAACCACGCCCTGTACGAGCGGTACCGGGACGCGACGGGCGACCGTCCGGCCATGCGGGCGCTGATCCGTGAGGCGAACGAGGGCACCCCGTGGGAGACGCCGGCGGTGCGCGAGTCGCCTACCGGCTGGTGGCGCAACGCCGACACGGGCGAGGTCACCCACGCCATCGGCCGCCGTGCTGCCCGACTGGCCGACGTGTGGGAGCCCTGCCCCGACCCTCGGGGGTGACGGCTACTCGGGCACCTCGATCGCCACACGCGCCAGTCGGCGGTACTCGGCGCGAGCCGTGGCCGACAGGTCTTCCCATGTTGGGCTCGTGCCTCCGACCGTGCGGTTCCAGTAGCACCGGTCCGACTCGGCCATCACCTGCGCCACCTTCTCGACATAGCGGGCGCTCGCCTTCATGCGGCACCCCGGTCCAGGTCGGCGGCCCGGTCGAGGATGTCGCCGAGGGCAGCCTCGACCTTCTGGGTGGCGGCCAGCTTGTCCATGGCCCGGCGCAGGCGGGCGACCGTCACGGCGTTGGGGGTGCCGACCCGCAGTGCGTTGCGGGCGTTCGCCACCTCGACCTCGAGGTCGGCGCAGCGGTTGTGCACCGCCAAGAACTCGACCATGGCCTCGTCGAGAAGCTGGCGGGTGGCGGGGGTGGTGGTGGAGGTCATGCAGTTATCTAACCACGATCCCGATACCCTGTCAACCACGAAAGCGAAAGAATCTGACGGCGCGCCACGCCGCCCGCCTACACGCCGTGTGGGAGCCCTGCGCCGACCCCCGGGGGTGACACGCGAAAGCGCCCCGGCGGGTGGCCGGGGCGCTGGGGTGGGTGGGGTGGCTCACCACAGGTTTGGGCGGATCGCGTCCTCGTCCATCTCGGCGATCTTGCGCAGGGTGTTGAGGGCGGCGTCCCGCTGGCGGAGTTCGCTGGCGGGGGCTGAGGCCATCGCCGCCTCCCAGTAGCGGATCTCGTCATCGAGGGTGTAGATGGCGGCGGGGGCGGTGGTGGTGGAGGTCATGCAGTTATCTAACCACGATCCCGACAAGGTGTCAACCACGAAAGCGAAAGAATCTGACGGCGTGCATCCCGTGGCGATCACGTCACCCGCGGTGACGTTGCTCATGCGCACGGCCGTGAAGGTGCTCGTCAACCGCATCGCCGACGTGGCCGCGGCCTTCGTCATCGCCCACGTGTGGCGCAACCCCTGGCCCCGACAGGAAGACCACCGCCCGTGAAGCTCTCCGAGGTGCCCGGCCCGCGGATCACCCGCGGGTTCGAGTGCGCGATGGGGGCCGTGTGGCCGCTCCTCGACGACGACGACCGCGCCGCTCTCGCCGGGTGGCTCGCCGACCGCACCATCTCGGACCGGTGGGTCGGCGAGCAGATCAGCGCCGCCACCGGGGCGCGCATCAACTACCAGATGGTCGCCCGGCACCGTCGCGGCGACTGCGACAAGTGCCGCGACGCCGGACGGATCTGGACCTGACGTGGGCACCCTCGCCGACATGCTCGCCCAGCCGACGCCGCCACGGGTCATCACCCGCCCACCCAAGGGCTGGGAGCCCGGCGTACACGACACCGGCGACCGCATCACCATCACCACCGACCCGCTGCCCGCCGAGCCCGATCCTGCCGTGTGGGCCGAGCTGGTCGCCGACTGGGGCATCGACCCCGACCGCTACGTGATCGTCCCCGGCACCATGCAGTTCCGCGGGTGGGACGCCGCCGTCGGCGGCGGCAACGTGCAGCGCCTCCGCTACTACCGCGTCACCCTCGTCGAACGCTCCCAACAGGGCCAGCGCGCCGACGTTGACGAACTGTGCGCCATGGCCGCCAAACGCAAGCCCGCCCGAGTCGGCGTCGTCGAGACCACCCACCCCGCCGCCGCACTCTCCGCCAACGACTGGCAGATCGGCAAGGGCGAGGGCGGCGGCACCGAGGCAACCGTCGACCACCTCGTCGGGTCGTTCGACGCCTGGCGCCAGCATCGCCGATGGCTCGCCAAGACCGGGCGCCGCCCGTCGTCGGCGGTGATCGCCAACACCGGCGACCTCACCGAACGGGTGCAGGGCCACTACCCATCGCAGCCGTTCACCGTCGACCTCAACGACCGCGAGCAACAGAAAGTTGCCCGCTCCCTGCTCATGCGCCTGGTGGACGACGCCGTCGACGACGGCTACCCGGCGCTCGTCACCGCGGTGCCATGCAACCACGGTGAGAACCGCAACGGCAACGGCAAGGCCATCACCACCGCCGACGACAACATGTCGCTCATCCTCGTCGAGTCGATCGAGGAAGCGTGCCGGGCGAACCCCGACCGCTACGGGGCCGTCAGCTTCGCCTACGCCGCCGACCACGTGCTCGCCGTGCCGATCGCCGGCGTGAACGTCGCGATGACCCACGGCCATCAGATCGGCTCCGGCCGGCGCCGGGCCTCCACCACCGCCACCGGTGCCGCCGTCGTCGAGAAGTGGTGGGCCGACCAAGCCTTCGGCGACCGTGAGAACGTGATGGCCCACGCCGACATCTTGCTCACCGCCCACCGCCACCACCTACAGATCAGTGAGGAAACGGGGCGGCTCGTGATCGTGGCGCCGGCCGCCGACGGCGGGAGCTACTGGTACACGTCGCGCACCGGCCGCCAGTCCACCCGCGGCGTGCTCACCCTCACCATCGGCGACGACCACCCCCGCGGGTGGGGCGACTTGGTGATCCTGTGATCGCCCCCGACCCGGCCGTCGACGCCGCCCACGTCTACAACGAGGTGATCGCCCTGCACTGGCTCAGCCACGGCAACGGCGCCACCTCGAAAGAGATCAGCGACGCCCTCGCCATCC